ATCTCGAAAAACTTGTAACCGATACCATTCTGCAACGAGCGTCAGATGTAATCGTGATTGACGGTAACGAATACCCGATAACACCACCTACACCTGCTACGCTCATTCTCATTTCAGAGCAGGTATCAACTATGCCGGACATCGACAAGGATGCCAAAGATATAGTCTGTGAAGTTCTTGGTAAAGCTAAGGACTTTTCTGTTATCGGACATATTGCAGCCATTCTCATTTTGGGTGCGAAAAGAATCAAGGAACATCGAATAGTTGAAAGTACATACAATGTCATAGCCAAGAAATGGTCATGGAAAAAGTTCCGGTATGTAATGACAACCGAAACGTTGACGAAAAAAGCCGTAGAAGTCGATTATTTGGCTGAACGCATCTTGGATGAGGTGACGAACGGAACACTATACGAACTGGTCGAAAAACGTCTAAAACAGATGCAGATTTTGGATTTTTTCGTGCTTACCACTTCCCTAAGCGAAGCAAATCTTCTAAAAAGAACAAGGGAAGTGGAGGAGACAGCATTTGGGGATTGATTTATTCCTGGGCAAAGATATTCGAAACGACACCCGATTATATCCTATACGAAATCAGCTATGAGAATTTGATAATGTATGGATGTGCAATACCACACCATGATGATGAAAAGGATGATTTGGACCCGTCTATCGATGCGAATAACCCCGACAATTTCAATAGTAGTAACGATGAAGAAGAGTTTGTAAGATGAACAACGAGAACGGAAGAATAGGATTTGAAATAGGTCTGAACAACGACCGTTTGAAAGCAGATGTAAGGGAATCAAAGAAGATTTTCAAGAACCTTGACGATGAAGTGAAGAGCGGTTGTTCCTCTATGGATACAAGTTTCAAGAACTTGGGAAGAACCATTGCGGCCACCTTTACAATCCAACAAGCGAGCCTTTTTGTCCGGCAGATGGTCAAGGTTCGTGGAGAAATTGAAAGTCTTGAAAAGACGTTTGAAATCCTTGCAGGTAAGGATATGGGGCGTAAATTGTTCGGAGAAATAAAGGATTTTGCCGTTAATACCCCAATGGCTATGGGAGACCTTGCCAAAGGTGCCCAAACATTGCTTGCATTCAACGTGGCAGCACAAGATGTTATGCCTATTCTCCGTGCTATCGGTGACATATCAATGGGAAATGCACAGAAATTCAACTCTCTTGTACTCGCATTTGCCCAGATGCAATCAACTGGAAAGCTGATGGGACAAGACCTTCTGCAGATGATTAACGCAGGCTTCAACCCGCTTTCGGTCATAGCGGAGCAAACCGGGAAGAAAATTGGCGACCTTAAAGAAGAAATGTCTGCTGGTTCAATATCGGCAGACATGATAACAAAGGCATTTATGGATGCGACTTCGCAAGGAGGTAAATTTTACGGCATGCTTGAAACGCAAAGTAAAGGGATTGAAGGGTCAATGTCTAATTTGGAAGGTGCCGTTGAAGACATGTTCAACAGCATAGGCGAAAAGTCGCAAGGACTGATAACCAGCTCAATCCAAACCGCAACGGAACTTGTAAACAATTACGAACAAGTTGGTACGGTTATATCGGAACTCGTTGCTACATACGGATTGTACAAGGCGGCTGTTATGACACTTACGGTAATCGAAAATCTACGTTACCAAGCCACGCTTGCACATATGGCTGGAATGACAAAGATGCAGGTAATTACGGATATCCTACGTGCAAAGACAGAAGCCTTGAATGTAGTTATGGCTAAGAATCCTTACGTTCTTGCCGGAATCGCTGTGGCAGCTTTAGGATTGGCACTATACAAGCTTGCCACCTATCAGACCGATGCGGAAAAATCATTGAAGAAGCTGGATGAAACTACAAAGGAGTTCAACAAGGAAACGGCTTCGGAGCAAATTCAGATTGATAGGATGTTTATCCGTCTGAAAAATGCCAAAGAGGGAACGGATGAATACAAGTCAGCAAAGCAGGCCATTATAAACCAATACGGGAATTATCTAAGCGGTCTTCAATCTGAAATCCAGTCATTGCAGGATGTTGAAGGAGCATATAAGGCAGTAACGGCAGCGGCCCAGGATGCGGCACGTGCAAGAGCTATGGATGCTGCTTCAAAGCAAGCGGCAGATGATTATGCAGAAAAGGAAGCACAAGCAAAGGATAAAATATACGAAGCACTGAAAGAAAAGTTTGGAGACAAGAAAGGTGAAGACGGTAGGCTTCTTGCTGAAACTTACTATTGGCAATTACTTGGAGCCATTGACGGTAAGCAGCAAGTCGAGGACGAATTGATTAGGATGTTTGATGAGACACATTTCGTGACTGGTGACACCATGCACGGAATAGGCAGTTACAGCTATACGACAAATGACATTACGGATGCTTTCGAGAAAATCAGAAAAGCACGTGGTGTATATGACCAAACCATGCAGGAAGCGACACGCAGATTCGGAACAAATCCAATCAAGGCTGAAGGCGAGAGCGAAGACGATCCGAAAACCGAAGTAATCAAGAACAAGAAATATTGGGAAGATTATCTGAAAGAACAACAAGGGTTGCTTGATGCGATGAGTGAAGCAGAGCTTAAATCTGAAAAGGCGGCAGGAATCCGTTCAAACATCAATAATGCCCGGAAAAAGATTGGAGCTTACAATGTAACGGACGCATCGGGAGGCAGAACGTTGGGCGAAATGATTGCTGATATTGAATCAGCATCGTACGCAACGAAGAAAGCATCATTGAAAGCTTCGCAGGAACGCATTGCATTGGAAAAGGAAATGCACTTCGAGCAGGAGCAGAACCGTATAAACCTTGAACAAGATGCGATGAAGCGTAAGGAAATGCAGATGCAGATTGACAACGAAAAGGAAATATATAACTGGGAGAAACAGCGTGATGCGGCAGTACAAGCCGAAATAGAACGTCAAAAAGCCGTATTCGATGCAGCCGAAAATGAAAAGAAAGCCAAGAACAAGAACTATGTAGAAAAGAATTTCACCGAAGCGGATGTAGATAAGGATGCAGTCGCCAAAATCTATGCCCAATATCAAGTTTTGTTCGGCCAGATTATGGATTTACAGAAGAAGAAAGAGCAGGAATACGAAGCGGAACAAAGCCGGACTATGAATGAATATCTTGCTGAATATGGTTCTTATTTGGAAAAACGGAATGCGATAATCGCTCTGTATGAAGAACGTATATCCAATGCAGAGACACAAGGGGAAAAGAATAGTCTTGCAGCACAGATGCGTGAGGACTTGTCAGAACTCGATATCGAAGCCAACAAGACTACTGCTGCTATCAGTCAGTTGTTCGGTGATATGACCAACAAGACCGTTGCGGATATGCGGAAAATTGCCGACGCAGCCCAAAACGCTCTTGATTTCCTCATAGCCGGGGAATGGGACGAACAAAAGGGTTTGGAGTTCGGTATGACGAAAGAGACCTTTGAAACGCTTCGTAAGTCACCCGAGGAACTGGAGAAGATACGCAACGGGATACGCGACCTAAGTTATGAAGCAGACCAAGCAGAGGGCGCGTTTGGCAAGATGGCTAACGGGTTGAAGAAACTTTTTGCAGCTGGTAACGATGCAGGAAAGACAAAAGAGGCTCTTTCGGAGATTAAAAGCGGATTAAGCGATGTTCTCAACCTTGCTTCGTTCTTGTCTGATACATTTGCAGGTCTTGGCGATGCTTTGGGCAACGATACGCTCACTGGTATAGCTGACGGAATCAATGCGGCTATGGACGCTGTAAATTCAGCAATGTCCGGAGCACAAGCAGGTTCGATGTTCGGTTCAATAGGAGCGGCTGTAGGTGCTGGTGTAGGACTTGTTACTTCTCTGTTCACAAGTATAAGCAAGCTAATCGACAAAAAGCACGAGAAGAAAATCAAGCAGTTGCAGACACAAATCGAAACACTCGAAAGAAGCTACGACAAACTCGCAAAGAGAGTTGAGGAAGCATACTCGAAAGACGCTTCAAAAATGATTGAGCAACAAAACACGTTGCTTGCTCAACAGAAACTTCTCATTCAGCAACAAATCCAGGAGGAAAAGGATAAAAAGAATACCGACTGGGACAGAATCAAGGAGTGGGAACAACAGATAGAGGACATAGACGAACTAATTTCTGACAACAAGAAAAAAGCCGTCGATGTAATCTTTGGCGAGGATGTAAAGAGTGCCATTGAGAATTTCTCTTCTGCTTATGCTGATGCGTGGGCTAACGGTAAAAACAAGGCTCAATCAGCAAGAGATGCCGTCAAGAAGATGATGCAACAGATGGTTACTGAAAGCATCAAGGCTGCTATCCAATCTTCGGGCAAAATGGAGCAGATTCGCCAAAAGTTGCAGGAGTTCTACGCAGACAATGTTCTGACGGGCTGGGAGCAGGACTATATCTACAAAATGGCAGAAGACCTGCAAAATGAACTTGACAGTCAGTTCGGTTGGGCTGACAGCCTTATGAACGGTGGCGACAAAGCGAACCAAAGCGGAACGAAAAAGGGCTTCGAGGCTATGAACCAGGAAACCGCTTCGGAACTCAACGGACGCTTCACTGCCGTACAACTCAACACCGAGCAGACAAAGGTTTCAGTCCTTGATATCGGTGTCGATGTTAAAGTGATACGCGGACACGTACAAGCCAACAGAACTGCTATGGAAGAGATAAGGAACGCTTCCGTCCTCGCGCTGGGACACCTCGAAGACATATCGAGGAACACCCACGAACTATTTGAGATTAACGAACGACTTGAACGAATAGAAAAAAACACCCGTAACTTATGATACGACTTATTACACAACAAGCAAAGCGCGTTGGAGCCTGCCCGCTCGTCAAAGAAATAAAGGACAACAATACGTTGCTGGCCGCTTTCTTCTCTCCGCAAGGCAGAGAGTTCTGCGAGCGATACAATTTCCCGTCTATTGAGCTGTTCCGACAAGTAAAACCGCAGATTACCGAGGATATGGCCGTATTTGTCGATTTCGGGCACTTTAAGCGTTCAAATGATAAAGATATTGCCTTGGTGGGAAAAACGTGCGGAGAATTGATTTTTGACGAAAATAAGACCGTCCACAAAATCATTCTTATGCACGGAGCAAAGGCGGTTATCAAGGCAAGCAACTACGCAGTTCTGCTCATAGTGAACATAGGAGGCTGCGAGGTAACAATCAACAAAGACGAAACGGTACGCATATTATGAAGAACGCAAGGGTATATATCAATTCGGTTAGCGCAAACAACTGGGGCATCATCTTTTCAAGTGAAGCCTTGACAGCACTAATGACCCCAGCCGGGAAGAAGGAATACATTAAGAACGAAAGCCCGATAATGGACGGTGAGGAAATTCTTTCAGTGGACGAGTACACCCCCAAGACCGCAGCGCGAGACGTTCAGCTGATGATTGGAATGAAAGCGCGTTCGCTCGGCCAGTTCTTGATAAACTACCGTTCATTCGTGAACGAACTGGAAAAGGGGAAGCTCGACCTTACCGTAGAGGTTTGGGAGGGTGGAGATTGGTTCAAGGAGACCTATCATCTGAACTATGTTTCGTGCCCCCAGTATTCGGAGTTCAACGGACGTTTGGCGAAGTTCGTGCTCAAACTGCGCGAGCCTAATCCGAAGGACAGAACATTTGAAAGCAATATCGTATAGCTATGGAAGATAACAAACGTATAGTAATCAAGGGAAAGGACGATACAATCAAGTTGTCCGTACCCATTAACTCCAAAAGCGTTTATCGCAAAACGAAGATGGAGGAAGAGTACGTGTTGTTGGACTTCAATAGCAACGTACTGATACCATTTGAAAAAGGCGACTACATCGTTACCGATTACGGCCGCTTTTCTATCGTTTATATCGACAAGCCAAAGATTTCGCCAAAGGGCGGTTATGTCTATTCACAAAGGTTTCACCCCGACTGGGAGAGACTACGCAACCGTATGCTGTTTTACGACAGACAAAACGGAGCGGAAAAAGCGTGGAAAATGACTAACCGCCCCGAGTATTTTCTTGACATAATCATCAGTAACATCAAGTCAGCAGGGCTTGGTGATTATTCGTTTGTAATGGATAAGAGCCTAACGGAAATGAAGGCTCTTGAGTTCGACGCGACATACATCATCGACGGTCTTAATCTTATGTCAGAGGCTTGGGGTACAGAATGGTGGTTCGCGGACAACGTCCTGCATTTTGAAAAGTGCCAGTTTGGCGATCCAGTAACGTTGAAGATGTATGATGCAGTTGCAGATATGCAGCCCGACAGCGGACAAGATAGCGAATATTTCACGCGCCTATACGCTTTCGGCTCTACCCGCAATTTGAGCAAGAACTACCGCAAGGGCGAAAGCGGCGTTGTAGTAGAGGGTATCGTGGAAACACGTCTGAAACTCCCGGCTGGTATTCCCTACGTTGATGCGTGGCCCAATATGGCTGATGAAGATATTGTAGAGGGTATAGCACTATTTGATGATGTCTATCCGCAAAGAACTGGAACAATAACTGCAGAGCCTACAACGAAAGAATATGTTGACGAAATAGAGAACGAGGACGGCACCACCACAGAAGAGAAATGGAACGCTTTCCGTTACGTTGACGGAGGTCTGATGTTCTCGAAGAAATACGTTATTGAGGGCGAGGAATTGCATATAATATTCCAGTCGGGCAAGTTGGCCGGAATGGACTTTGCGGTTACGTTCAATCCCGATGCAGTTGCAGATGAGACAAAATCAGAAGCGCAGGTGTGGGAGATTGTGCGTAACGAGAATTACGGAATGCCCCTGCCGTCGGACGATTACGCCCCGGCTAAAGGCGACACATACATACTCTACGGCTACGACACAAAGTTTGTTGCAGACCAGCTCGAAACGGTAGCTGAACTTGAACTATACAAGCGTGCTCTTGCAAAGGTGGCCGAAACATCCATTGACAAGTCGGTATATACCTGCAAGACCAATCCTATACGATGTGCCGGGTACGTCAAAAACGAAGAGGGAAAGACCGTGTTCGATGCAGACAAGACGATTGACCTCGATGTCGGCCAGTCGGTAACGCTGATAAACAAGGACTATTTCGGAGAGGGCAACAGACCTTCGCGCATATACTCGTTCGAGAAGCGGCTTGACAATAAGTACATCGCCACATACACAGTGGGCGACACGTCCGTTTATTCAAGCCGTAAGGAGCTCAATGAGAAGATTGACGAGGTGGCGCACCAGTCTAAACAACTCGGTTCGTCTTACGGCTCATCCGTGTACGTAATCAAGTTGTCAGACAGCACAGCCCCGACAGACCACAACGTATATTCGGCCAAGCGAAGCGACAAGCAGTTCGCACGCAAGGACAGGTCGGACACGTTCCAAGGTCAGATGACATTCAAGGAACGTAGCATCAGCGAAGCCGGAGTGCAGTTCGGTGACACATTCATTCCTGGTCTGCTCGGTATCGGTGGAGCGATTGACGGCAAGGGAAACGCAGAACTTCGCTCGCTCAAATTGTGGGAGTGGCTGGAGGTTCCCGAACTTCGATACAATCGCGTATCTATCAACATAGGCCTGCAGATGAATACGTGCGGTGGCGGTATCATCGAGACGGTTACACCCGACATCGATTTTGAGACCGGGCACATCGCGCTGAAACTTGAAGGTGGCGAATACGGAGCCGTTAAGGTGGACGACTTTTGTATGGGTATTTGGCACGATACAGAAGGAGGCAATGCAGAAGAGAATACGGACGACAGAAAAGGCACATTCTCCTTTCGCGGCTTCAAGACGGTCTATTTCCAAATAACTGACATTCCAGCCAAAGACAACGAAGGGAATGACAACAGCGACCAGCATTATTTCGCCTATGTGTTAAGGAGCAAGGAGCAAGGCGGCAACGGAATACACCCATATACCGGTATGCACTTCGCTACACGCGGAAACGCTTCTGATGAAGAGCGACAAT